TCTCCCTAAATTTCTTGATATATTTAAATCTTTCTTTTACTCTCATCATCCTGTCATAGGTGCAACTTAGCTTACCTAAAGATGGAATATTAAAGTTTGTCCTTAACCTTGAGAAGTCCTGTGGAGTAAGCTCTTCTTTTAAGGGAAGAGCCTACATAGTCTATTTTATAAACATCCAGTAAGACTTATATACTTTATCAACCACTTCTGGTGGTAGTCCTATTTCTTTAGATACCTTAATTACTATATCAGGATATGTCATTTAAAGTCAAAATTTATAAGTAAAGGAAAACTTTCCATGCCTTCTGTTATCTGAGGTATAAACCTGGGATTTATCTTGTTATTAACAATAACCCTATTCTTTCTGAGTTTACTCATGATAAGTTGGAAATGGGCTAAAGACATTTCACAATCTTCTCTTACTTTTTTCTTTGTGTCCTCACTCATTGTAACTTTATCAAGAATCTCAGAGTCTTTTATAACTTTGCTAAGTTCATATCTTTGTTTAACAAATGAGGCTATTACATCTATTTCTCTTCCTGTAAGTTTATGTAAAGGTTCTAGAAACTCAAACCAGTATCTAAAGAACTCGCCATCCAATGAAGTGGGTATCCTAATTACGCTTTTTATTTTACCCTCCATATAGATGTGTTTTANNCCTGTATTTCAGTTGCACACTTCTCAACAAATTCTTTTTTAAACTGTGCTGCATTCTCAAGAACTTTAAACAGATAATCCAATCTGTGGTAAACATTAGCAAGATTGTTCAATCTCATCATAAGTTCCCT